AATCCTGTTTATACGATAACCAATAAAATCAGGACGGCAACATTTAGGGCTACACGAACAATCGGTTCGCTTGACCCATTACAATAACTATTAACTGGCACACAACAGGGTGTGTCACTGACCGCATTAATTAGCGGTAGAAAGGACGGTATATATGGCGGCAACTATAGCTGGCTTATCCAGTCTGGGTATTACGTTTGGGTATGGCGTAGAAGATACAGCAGGAACAAAACCAGATACATTTACCCAGTTGGACAGAATTAATGCTATCGGCGGTATCACAATCGAGAATGAACAGATTGATGCATCTGCACTGGAAGATTTGGTCTCCAGATACATTCAGGGACGTGGTGATACAGGCGGTTCATTTGCAGTTACTATTAACTTTACAACAGAAACTCTCACACAGTGGGAAACGGTAATTTCTACTTACACAGCACTGACAGGTGGTAAGAGAATGTGGTTTGAGACTATCATTCCTAAGTTTGAAAAGGCTTTCTTTGTTGTGGCACAGCCGCCTACAGCAATTCCTGCGCCAGAGTTTGCACAGAATGAGTTGCTTACCCTTGAAATGAACCTTACAATCGAGGAATACAAGGGAATGGAAACAAAGGTAGCGTTTACCTAAGTTAGATAAAAAAACAGGGGCGGTCTTAGGACTGCCCCTTTTCTTACTAATAGTAAGGGAAAGGGAATAGATATGTTAACAATCAAAGTAAATGATAAAAAGTACACAATTAAATTTGGATATGAACCAACACTGAAATCAAGATTACTTTCCAGAGTTGCAAAAATGACTGTAAATATGAAACAGGATGCAGAAGAAAATCTGGAACAGATTGAGAATATGCTTTTATTTGTACCTGAAATGGTTCTGGTAGGCTTACAGAAATTCCATTCTGATGAGTTTGGCTACAATCTGGACACAAATGACGGCTACGAAGAAGCAAAGAATAAAGCTTTTTCACTGGTCGGTGATTATGTAGATACTGGTGATGTGGATATCACAGACTTTTTCACAGAATTAGAGGAAGAGTTAACATCTAACGGTTTTTTAAAGAAGATGTTCGAGAGGGAAGTAGAGAAAGCACAGGCGATCTCGGACAACAAGAAGAAAGCCGAGAATTAACATGGGAATTATACTGTGAGGAAATACGTCCTTATTGGCTACTGGTCACTAAAGGGTATGGACTCACGGTACATGATATAGACTGGTCTTGCCCTGCTGACCTACAGCCATATGCAAAGGCATACAGGCTGGAAAATCAGAAAAAAGATAATGATGCATGGGCTATGTTTGGCTCTTATGGCATATCTGCCCTTACGGTTGCTATTGACCAATGCTTGAACGGCAGAAAAGCACGTAGCAGTTACATAGATAAGCCAATTATGAAAGAACTTGAAGAAAAGAATAAGCCATTATCGGAAGAAGAAATGGACAGACAGAGAGAACTGTTCGTGGCAAAATTGGAAGCCATGAGAGTTAATTTTGAATTGAATCACAAAAAGAAAGAAGCTGATAAAAAATGAGTTATATCGGTATAGACGTATCGGCATATCAGGGAACTATTGAATGGACGAAAGTCAAGGCAAGCGGCATCCAGTTTGCCATCCTTAAAATCATCCGTAAAGATTTGAACTGTGATAAGCATTTTGAAGCTAACTGGTCAGGCTGTAAAGCAAACGGATTGACGATACAGGGCGTTTACAACTACAGCTATGCGACAACAGTTACAAAGGCTAGAAATGATGCAAGGAAAGTAGCAGAAGTGCTTAATGGTCGTGAGACAATGGTATGGCTGGACGTTGAGGACAACTGCCAGAAAAGACTGGGAAGCAAGCTGATTGACATTATCAATGCTTACGGTGATGTTATCAGAAGTTATGGGCTTGCATTTGGTGTGTATACTGGAAAGTCTTTCTATAATTCCTACATCAAGCCGTATGGCGGTGTGAAATATCCTATGTGGATTGCGGCATATGGAAAGAACAATGGAAACATGGACTTGAAGTACCAGCCACAGATTGAAAATATGGTAGGCTGGCAGTACACGTCTAAAGGCGTTGTAAACGGCATTAATGGCAACGTTGATATGAATATATGGTATCATGAATTAAACGAATTACAGACCGTCTACGAAACGCACAATAACCCATATGCAGAGCCTACACGTATATTATACAAGAAATTCCCCTGTATGCGTGGGGATGATGTGAAATGGCTACAGACGGAACTTATCTATCATAAGTGCCTGTCTGCCACAAATGCAAAAGGCAAGAGCAATATTGACGGTATATTAGGAAATGATACAGACAGTGCAATCGAAGTTTTCCAAAAACGTGTAGGAATCACGGTGGATTGCAAGGCAGGAAAAGTAACAAGAGAATATCTGAAAAGATAACACAGGGGCGGTAGAGGTCATAGTCTACTGCCCTTTTTACTGGCTATCGGTTGGAGATAGTCACTCACTTTAACAGTTGAAAGTAGGTGCAGTATGGGAGAAATAGATTCACTTGATATTAAAATAAAAGCAAGTGCAAAAGAGGCGGCAAATGCAATTGATAAGTTTTGTGTGAAATTGGGAGAACTTGATAAAAAACTGGGTTCAATTCAAAATCAAGATGCATTTAAGAAATTTGCAGATGCGGTAAAAGTGGCTAGTGCATCTATGAACGGTATTTCCAAATCTGCACAGAACGCACAGGCTAAGACTGCACAGGCTATGGCAAAGGCTGGGAAAGCTGTACAGAATATTCAGAAACCAGCAGAACAGGCGAAAAAGAACATTTCCAGTATAGTAGAAGAAATGAATAAAAAGTTTTCTGCACTTACTCCAAATGTTGATTTTTCAAAAATTACGGCAGAAACCAATAAGTACCAAAAACAGCTTATGAATGCGCAGAACCAGTTACAACGCATCATGGCTACCAGTAGTGCAGATAAACAGGTCAAGAGCATTGAGAGATTGGTTGTTAAAATAAAAGAAGCGCAAAATGCTTTGGATTTGATTAAAAAACAGAAAATACAAAATGCTACGCCATTGCAAAGCCAAGAAGAACTTCTTAAATTGGCACAGAGAGCAGTAATGCCTAAGAATACGGTTGATTCATCTGCATACGAAAAAGTTAGAGAAAGCATGTCAAACGTTGCTGATTTATCAAAAGAAATGGCAGATAATACGGCAAGATGGAACGAATATTTGAAAGACACGACCACAGAAGCAACCACTTTTTCTGATGTCTTAAAAAACGTTAAGCCTTTGGAATTTTCTGGAAATTTTTATGAAATGGAAAAGTGGGTTGATGAACTAAATAAGAAACTCATCACTCTTTTAAATAAGCAAGAGAAACTATCTGACTTAGGTGCTAACATGAATACACAGCGCATGCAGAGCATGGCTTATGAGATTGAACAGCTTACAAAGACCCTTGATGTGTATGAAGCAAAGGTTGAAGAAGCACGTTCTAAAGGTCAGTTAGATTTGAAAGTGCCTAAGCTGAATGAAGTAACTAGACAGGTAACTTCACTAGGAGAAAAGCTATCAAATTTAAAAATAACCGTGCCTACTGACAACATGGAGAAGTTACAGAAGCAAATTGAGAAAATCAAGAAGCAATACAGTGATATGGTTGATTCTATTAACAAGAAATCACAGTCAATGCAGTTTTACGGTGCAAGTCTCGATTTTAAAAAGAAACAGGTAGAGCTAAAAGCATTACAGTCTGAATATGACAAGCTGATTCAGAAACAGAAAGAATTGTCCTTATCAGGTGGATATAATCTCAATACAAAAGGATTCCAAGAAAGCATAGGTGGAATGAAAAAAGCAGTTTCTTCTGTGCATTCTTCCTTAAACGGATTGAATAAAAAACTTAACAACCTTGCTAAGAGAATGCTGTCAGTAGTTGCGCCTACGAAAAAAGCAAGAGCGGCATTAAAAGGATTCGATGTTACAAATGTAGGACTTGCTAAGAGCTTGTTAAGAACTTCTAAAATGTTGAAGCTCATGATTGTCAGAATGGCTTTGCGTGGCGTTATTGACGGCGTTAAGACAGGTATGCAGAATCTTGTACAGTATTCGGACGAAGCAAACGCAAGCATGTCATTACTGGTTAATAGTCTTAATCAGTTAAAAAACAGTTTTGCGGCAGCGGTAAGTCCTGTACTAAATGTTTTTACACCAGCTATAAACGCAATTATACAGGCTTGCATATCCGCTACTAATGCAATTAATCAGCTTATATCTGCACTTACAGGCAACGGAACATGGATAAAAGCTACTGTTCTTACAGATAATTTCGCAGAAAGTTTGAAGAAAGCAAGTAAAGCGGCTAAAACGCTTGCAATAGATGAGTTAAATATTAATAGTGGAGATAGTGGCGCAGGAAGCGTTACTAATCCAAAGGACATGTTTGACACAGAAGAAGTTGAACAGAAATACATTGATCTTGCAGATAAAATAAAGAGTATATTTGAACGTCTATTTGAACCATTAAAACAATCATGGGATACAAACGGAAATTATGTATTTGATTCATGGAAAAAGGCTTTGGAAAGTATTGGAGAACTTGCAAAGTCTGTAGGAAGAGATTTTCTGGAAGTATGGCAACAGCCAGAAACGATAGAAATCTTTAATAATATTCTGCATATTATTGGCGATATAGGTCAATCAGTATCTAACATTGCGGATAATTTTAGAAAAGCATGGGAAGAAAATAACGCAGGATTACATATCTTAGAAAACATTAGAGATATCATAGGTGTTATTGTTTCTAATATCCATGATGCGGCAGAAGCTACAGTAACATGGTCATCAAAATTAGACTTTTCTCCCTTACTTAGCAGAATTGAAGAGTTTACAAAGTCACTTATTCCTGTATTTGATACATTATCTGGAATATTAACAGATTTTTATACAATGGTTTTATTGACTTTAGGAAAATGGACACTTGAAAAAGGACTTCCAGACTTATTACAAGTATTCATTGACTTTAACAACAAGGTTGACTGGGATTCTCTTAGAAATAATTTGCAGGAGTTTTGGAAACACTTAGAGCCATTTGCAGAAACGGTCGGCGAAGGACTTGTTATATTCATCAGAAGAATATCAGACGCACTTGCAAACTTTTTGAACAGTGAAGCATTTGAGGGTTTCTTAAAATCTGTTGAAAATTGGATGGATAAAGTTACACCAGAAGATGTTGCAAACGGATTTGAAAAAATTGCAAAAGCTATCATTGCTTTAAAAGTAGCTTTAGTTGCATTGCAGGGAGCAACAGCGGCACTTGTAACGCTTTCTAGTCTGGCAAACATAATGACTTTATTTAAAGGAAAAGGAATTGCAAATGGAGCGGCTGGACTTGGTTTATTTTCAAAAATCGGAGAAGTATTTTCTTTAGTACAAGGTGGTGCCGGAACGTTAGGAGAAAGCATCGCAGCAGTTTTTGGAACAGCGGCAGCACCTATAGCAGCTTTAGTAGCAGTGATCACGGCACTTGGAATAGGATTGAAAACAGCATATGAAAACAGCGAATCCGTTAGAGAGGGCTTTGCCAATGCAAAAGAATCTATACAAAATGGTTTACAACCTACTATAGAATTGTTTGCAAATAAAATACTTCCAGACTTAAATGCAGGATGGGAAAAATTAAAGGAAATATTAAAACCTTTATCTGATTTATTGGTGGAGTATTTGTGAGTATTTGGAATGATATGCTCAATCCAGCGCTTGCATTTATTGGAAATAATATACTTCCTAAGTTAGCAACTGTATTCTCTGCACTTTGGAATAATGTTCTTGTTCCTTTAGGAAATTTTATTACAAGCGTTTTAGCACCAGCATTTCAGGTACTTTCAGATATATTAACAATACTGTGGAAAAACGTGATTGTTCCGCTTACACAAACAATTGGAGAGGTACTTCTTACAGCATTAGATGGATTAGTGGAAATATTCACAGTACTTTTTGTTTCTGTGACAGAAAAAATACAATCAGTAATTGAAATATTTCAATTACTATGGAATGATATATTAGTACCAATAGGAAGCTTCTTAATTGATACGTTTCAACCTATATTTGAAAATGTATTTACTGCATTTGAAACAATAGTAGGAAATTTAAAAACTGCATTTAAAGGATTAATCACATTCTTAGTTGGAGTATTTACTGGAGACTGGAAAAAGGCTTTAAATGGTCTTAAGGATTTATTTGTCGGAGCTTTTAAGGCAATGGCAAACGGAGCTATAGGGATGCTAAATGGAGTTATTTCTGGAATAGAAAGTTTAATTAATCATGCTATAGAAGCGCTTGTTAAATTGGCGAGCGTAGTAAATAAAATTCCCGGCGTGAACATTGACTTTGGTTCGTTATCATTAAAGCTTCCAAGAATACCTACTTTTCAAATCGGTGGATTCCCAGAGGACGGACTTTTCATGGCTAATCATAACGAGCTTGTCGGACGGTTTTCTAACGGAAAGACAGCGGTAGCAAGTAATGAAATGATTGTGGCAGGAATTGAAGAAGCGGCATATAGAGGTTTCTCACGTGCGTATGAAGATAATAGCAGAGAAGCTAATTTATTGTCTGAAATATTAGATGCAGTCAGAGAGGGTAAAGAAATTTCTATTGACGGAAGAAGCCTTGTTTCCGCTGTAGAAGAAAGAAGCAATAGAAATGGATTTAGTTTTGCATAAATTATGGTAAACTTTTGTAGAAATCCTCCTCTTAATATGATATAATTATCAGAAAAAGAGAGGGGGATATCTACATGGATAACCAAAACACAGAAATGAAAACTTGTAAATACTGCATGACGCAGATACCAAAGAAAGCAAAAATCTGCCCGAATTGCAAAAAGAAGCAGAGCCATACTTTGAGGTGGGTAGTATTAGGAATTTTAGTATTTTTAATTCTTGTATCTTTATTTGGAGGTGGAAATAGTGAAACTACAAACAAAGATAAGAACCCACAAAAAGTAGACGAGGTTAAAACTTCAAAGGAAGAGACGACAGAAAAAGAAGAACCTGTTAGCAATGTATTTAATGTGGGTGACGTTGTTGAAACAGAAAACATGAGAATTACTTTTATATCTGCTAAAGAATATGAAAGTGATAACCAGTTTTTACAACCCAAGGACGGATATACTTACTGGGAATTTTCTTTCAAGTTTGAAAATATATCCGACCATGACCAGTCTGTATCATCAATGATTAATTGGGAATGTTATGCTGATAATTCCAAATGCGACCAGTCATGGATAGGTGACGATAATGGACTTGATGCAACATTATCTAAGGGAAGAGAAACACAAGGAACTGTAATGTTTGAAGTGCCAAAGGACGCAAACAGCATAGAACTTGAATATGATGTGAATTTCTGGAAAGAAGATAAAATAATATTTATAGGAAAATAAATAAGAAAATTAAGTAGGGCGGCACTTGACCGTCCTATTTTTATGCATAAAAAGTAGCGCTCATTTTTTAGCGCTATTTAAAATCGAATCATTAATTATGTAAATGTAATACATTGTAAAATATACTTTGTAATGACAATGAATAGGAGGTTGACGTAATGGCAAAAGCAACACTTCCAACAAATTTTAAAGACGATATCTTAGACAAAAACATGGGTGGTCGGCGCAGATACCGAATGACTACCAATTCAGACGGAACGGTGACACTGGAAGATGTAACGACATATACACAGGTAGGTGGAGAATTTAAAGCATCTAACATAAATGACACGAACACAGCTATCAATGCGGCGGCTGACAAGAATAAGATTCTGACTACACTGGATGATGTAAAAGCCTGTACGCAGTCTGGTTACATGGTGGATTGTTTGGTAATAAAAGCAATGCTGGAGGGATAAGATATGTCAATGAGTTCATTCTTAAATGTCAATGGGTATGATTTTCCTTGTCCTGCTGTCGGCTTTTCATGGACGATATCTACCACAGTAAATGCAGGAAGAAACGCAAACAATGCAGTTATCGGTCAGAGAGTCGGAAGAGATTTATATAAACTGGACAATCTGAAATGGGTAGGACTGACGGTAGAGCAAAGACAGATGATGTTAAAAGCAATAGAACCATTTTATGTACCTGTAACATTTGAGGATATGAAGAATCCTGGAAACCCGATTACGATCACAATGTACCCGGGAGACAGAAAAGGTGTGCCACTATTTGTTGACCGACTTACGCATATGATAACCAAAGACGAGACTTTATCATTTAACCTTATAGATTGTGGGTGGTAGTTATGCAGAACGTATCTAAGGCTTATAAGCAGTCCATGAAAAGAATAGGGCGTAACAGGGGATATATAAAGGCGACAATCGGTGTAATCAACTCACAGGCACAGAAAAATGTTGCTGTAGATGATCGTACGGCGGTTACTTACTTTTCGGACGTGAGAAAGCCTTTTAACAACTACACGGTAGACAATGTATACGCCACAGCGGAGCAGGATTTTTCCAAGGTGGACGGTACGATGTATTTTCTTCCGCCACGGAACAACGACTATTACAATAACGGAATTGTGACAGCTAACATATTGGGTACTATCTATATATCCTTTTCTGGCGTTACAGGACTTGATATAAAGGGATTAACAATAGACTGGGGAGAATATTACCCAGTTGATTTTACAGTCCAAAATGACAGCGTTACACGCTCTTACAGCGGTAATGATAAAAGCTACTGGGTGACAGAAGATGTATTCAACGGCACTTCTTATCTGATTATCACACCTACCAAAATGGTAAACGGACAGGGGAGACTTAGGATATATCAGTTTTACTGCGGTATCGTCAATGCATTTAGCAACAAGGAAGTTAAGAAATACAGCGGTAAACAGTATGTATCTTCCATAACAGATACGATACCGTCTAACGATATATCACTGACGATTGATAACCAGAATCAATACTATTCCCCCGACAATCCAGACAGCGCACTTGCTTACATGGAAGTCGGACAGGAAGTAAAAATTCAGTTCGGCTATGATGTTTTGGGAAATGGGGAAATTGAATGGCTACCAGAGGAAACAACCTACCTTCACACATGGTCGGCAACTGATACGGAAGCCAAGTTTACGGCAACTGACAGGTTTGATTACATGACAGGTAATTACTACCGTGGACTTTACAGGGAAAACGGGATAAGCCTATATGACCTTGCGATTGATGTGCTGAATGATGCAGGAATAACGGACGAAAGAGAATACTCAATAGACCCATATTTAAAAAATATCAAAGTGCAGAATCCTATGCCAGCAGTAAAACACAGCGAAGCATTACAGATTATTGCCAATGCAGGGCGTTGCGTGCTATTTGAGGACAGGAACAGTAAAATCCATATGCAAGCGTCATTTATACCCGACATGACAGCAGAATCCAATGGAGAAAAAGCGTATAGTCATGTATCTGATGTGCTGAACGGAGAGGACAAAGAAGCTTATGCGATATGCAGTTCTGATTTTTCCAAAGTGGACGGAACTGTATTTTTTATGCCTGTTGACAGCAATTACTTAAAGACTGGTTATATCAGTTCACAGATAGCAGATGCAAGCGGAACTTTTACAGAGAATCCAAAGATTACCATTAATCTTGAAGCGGCATTTGTAGCGTATGGATTGCAGATAGAGTTCAGGAACGTTGCGCCAGAGCAGTTTAAGGTAACGACATATTACCAAGATTTAGAGGTGGACAGCTACACGGTAGAGCAAGGTGGGGAACTGGAATACACCACATTTGATCAATTTAATCTGTTTGACAAAATGGTATTGGAATTTACAAAAGCACAGCCGAACAGCAGAATCACAGTAGATAATATCACTGTTGGGGATGTTACGGATTACCATATCACAAGAAATGACATGACAGCAAGTCCTACAGCAGTAAGACAAAATAAAATCAAGGCTATCAGCGTAATTAAGACACAATACCGTAAATCAAGCGAGAATAAGGATATCTCGACAGAAGAGATTACCGTTAGTCCTGCTAACAATGTACATACGGTCTACTTCCAAAAACCATGTTACGGACTGACAGCATTAATTGATAACGGAACAGATGACGGTGGAAATCCGATTCCAAGCGTTATATCGGTACAGATTACAGACAGTAGCAGTTATTATACCACTCTACAGTTTAGCGGTATGACGGAAGAAACAATAGTTAAGTATGTAATTAAAGGATATGAGTACGTTACCGAGGAAATAGGCTACACGGTCACACATAATGACAATGGGGATATTAAGACATGGAAAAATCCGTTAATCAGTACTACAGAATTAGCCAAAGACCTAGAGGAATGGCTTGCAAGCTATTATTTAGGAGATGTGGATTATCAGATAAAATGGCGTGGAGACCCCAGGACAGATGCTAACGACTTATATTATCTGGAATTAAAAGACCGTGGAGAAACCATGATTAGGACGTACCAAAATGAGATATCATTCAATGGTGCGTGGTCGGGAACAATGAAAGCAAGAAAGGCGGTGCTGTAATTGGCAATAACTAAAGTAACAGCGACGGTTGCTGATGATACAACCGATTTAAAACATAGCAATTCAACATATACTGGAAGCCTTACAGCACCTAAAGAATCGGGCGATTATCCTGTTACGGTGTCTGCCTATGATGATGCAGGAAATGTAACCATAGATAAATCAACGGTAGCAGAAGTAAGCCTATGGCATACTCCTAAGACTAACTG